CGTTGAATAAACGCGCTAATTGGTAGGCGGTAAAATACTGCACCGTTTTCCATAATAGCGTGAAATAGTATCGGACGTCCTGTAATAGATGCGAGGCCAAATATAATGCAGTCTTCAACTTCTCCATGGTAAGCTTTAAGGTCATGAAGATATTCTCTCCTTATCTGCGCGTAGGTCGCAGGTGTATTTGCATTCAGGTAAGCCATGCATGATAAATTATTTAGTAGCTAAGTGATATATAACTATAACAGCAACTATAACTATAGCCGTCACTTTTTTATTAGTGATAGCCAGAGTCCATAATCTTTTAGCTTCGTGTATTATTTTTTCCATAATATACTCCTATTTTTTTTCTTCTATTGTACCCCAATTTGGCCCGGATTCATAGTCTACTTTGTTAGGAACTTCAAGTGAAACTGCACTCTCCATTATCTCTTTTATATGTTTTGCATGAGTAGGGTCTATGACAGATATATCCAACTCATCATGTACTTGTATATGTGGGATAATTTTTTCTTTATATAATTCTATCATTGCTTTTTTTGTCATATCCGCCGCACTTCCTTGAATTAGTTTATTTAAAGCTTTATAAGTATATGCACGTTTGATCCCTGGTCCGTGTTCCGTGAGTGCTGCATCGTGAGGCAACGCTTTATGAATCCCGAACTGATTTGGTTCCCATAAATGGAACCTACAAAGTCGACCAAGAAGAGTTCTAATTTGACCACGATCCTGTGATCGATGCATAACATTATCCATAAGTTGTTTTACGAATGGAACTTTATTGTGGTACTGTTTAAAAAGATCTTCCGCTTTATCTTTAGATACACCGAGTTCTGCTTGTAATTTATTTTTTCCCATACCGTAGAACAGGCCAAGGTTTATAGTCTTGGCCTGCGATCTAGGTATCTCTGCCATGTCTGCCACGATCGTATGGAAGTCGGCATCACCCTCTTTATAAGCTTCCAATACTTCGTCCACGCCATAGAGATTCTGTAAAGTTGCATAATGCACTACCAACCTAGGCTCCTGCTGAGAATAGTCAAAACAACCCCATGTATGGCCTTCCTCGGGTATAAATAATGACCTAATCTTAGGTCCTATTTCTTTGTCTCTAGCTGGTATCTGTTGTAAATTAGGATTAGAATAGGAAAATCTTCCTGTTACCGTTCCTCCATTATCTCCTCTTAGTTGGTTAATTTCAGCATGGATTCTTCCCTTGTGGGAATGTTTAATTATGGTATCAATGAATGTGGTATGCGCCTTGTTTATTTCACGAGCGCGGGCTATTCGTTTCACGAGTGGGTGGGCGTGATTCTGTAAAAAGTTTTTAGTAAAGGACGGTGCTTGTGTCTTTTCAGTTCTATCGTAATCTAATTCAAGTTTATCAAAAACTTGTGCGATCGATCTTGCAGCCCATATTTGAGTGTCTACTCCAGTTTCTTTTTTTACTACTTGTAAGCATGCTTTTTCTTCTTTTACTAATTCTTGTTTCAATTTGTGAGCGCCTTCAATATCTACACGAACTCCTAAAAAGCGCATGTCAACGAGGCCTGGAAATAATTCAGTCTCTAAATCAAAAATAGATTGTATATCTTGGTGTAAAATTTCTTTCTTAAGTTCTTGCCACAACTCTAAAGTTATCTCAGCATCTTTTTCTGCATATGCGCCGACATAAATGGCAGGCAGCATATACATTTCTGCTTTGGCGTCAACCCCCCAAGACTTCGCTGCTTCATATAAATCTGTTTCATTCTTTCCTTTTCCAGTGTATCTTTTACTGCAGTTGTTTAAGTCATAGCGCATTTGATTTTCATCAACCAAAGCCGACGCTATCATTGTGTCGACTATTTTTCCGTTAATACTTAAACCTAGGGCCCTAATCCAACACACGTCATACATGGCGTTGTGAAATATTTTTATGGCAGGAGTGCTCAATACGCCCTGAAACCATTTTAAAACTTTTTTACGATCCATGTTCCCACCACCTTCATGAGCTATTGGATAATAACCACACCAACCTGAGACAGCTACAGCTATCCCAACAACTTCGCCGTTCTTGACTACAGCGCCCGAACCCATTCTAGTGTTTAAATTTGGATCTTTTGTTTCTAAGTCAATTGCTATCTCATCATACTTTGATAGATCTGGAAACTCTTCTGGCGGCAGCCATTCAGTTTGTGGTTTAAATAGTGGTACTTGTATCATTGTTGCTCCTTTATGGTTATTGTTTCTTGATTATCCGGATAGTCCCGTTCAATTGCCATTTGACAATAATGAATTGCTTTTTCTAAATCTTGCTTTTGATTTTTCTGCTTGTGCCTGCATAAATATTTAATCGCATTACCTTCAGCAAACGGGAGATTATTTTTATTTATAAATTCTGATGGTTGAATAACCATAGATTTGTAATGGGTTCCACCCACCTGTCTTTTATATATATCTTTCATATTATAAATCCTTTATCTGGTCTTTTAGGTTCTATGATATGCAGGTTTTCTTTTGTTCTTGTTGCACCTACATAATATAGTCTATTCTCATCATCAGGATTCTTTTCGTACGTACTCATAGTTGTTCTTGTTTGATCAGTTAATAATACAACGTTTTGACATTCGCCACCTTTAGCAGCATGAATCGTAGATAATTTTATTCTTGGTGGTTTATTTAATTTTTCTCCATTCTTTCTCATTTTTCTTAAATATTTTACCCGTTGTTGACCGGCATCATTGAAAGCTTCAAACCAAACTTTATTAGTTTTTAATCCGTGGTCCTTGGTCAATAGGTCAATACCATAGTATGAGTCTTTCACCATTCCTTTTAATTTATTCTTTTCTGCGTGTTCAGTATTCATATAACCATAAATCTTTTCAACTTGTTTATAAGACAATAGTTGTCCTTGTCTTAAGTGCTCCCAATCAGTAACCGCTTCTTGCATATCTTTCTCGTAATTTTTTTTATATTTATTTTCATAATATAACCCCTTACGATATAAAGTATCCTCTATTTCTTTTAACATGTATTTAGTACGAGCTAGTACTAACCATTCACCTGATGACATATTAATTGAATCTACATCAAAATATCTATGTAAACCTCCTTCATTAGTTTTAGGTTTCCAATTTTTATTTATTCTATTTCTAATTCTATTTATTATACCCATAGCAAGCCTATGTACTTTCATTGGTATTCTATGTGATTGGATAAGTGGAAGATTGATCATTTGATCTTGTAAAGCTATAAAAGAATTTACATCAGCACCAGCCCATTTAAAAATAGCCTGATCATCATCCCCTGCAATAAAAGTATCATCTGCTTTATCCCAGATAGTTTTTGTCATGTCCCATTGCATTAAAGATAAATCTTGTGCTTCATCTATAAACACAACATCAAATTTTGGAGACTTATCTGATTTTATAAAATTTAAAATCATGTCGTTGTAATCTATTAAGTTATATTCTTTTTTATATCTTTCTATTTCATGAGATATAATAGTAAGTTTATTTCTTTCTAGATCTTGAGTATGTTCTTGAAGTTCATATTGTTTGTCTGGAGTTATGTTTCTAAGTTTCGCTAAATTAATTATTTGTAAGTATTCACTATCAGAAGTGAATATACCTTGATCCTCTTGGTGTTCGGCATAACTAACTGGAAATCCTAGTTTTTTTCCTAGATCTTTATAATGTCTTGGTTGCATCACTTGATCTTTTTTTAATCCTAATTTTCTAAATGCTAGTGAGTGTAGTGTTCTAAAATATGGAAGATCATCCTCAGTTAAATTAAATTTTTTAATTGCTCTATCTCTAGCTTCGTGTGCAGCTTTTTGTGTGAAAGCAAAATAACCTATCTTATCTGGATCAGTTTGTTTTAAATAATTATCTACTTTATTTAATAGTGTAGTTGTTTTCCCTGTACCTGGTGGTCCTAATACTATTGTTTTCATACAGCATACCTATTTAATAAGGGTTTAACTCTTTGTATAATTCTAGATTCAAACACCTTTCTTTTAAAATTATCACTTAAAAATTTATGTGATATGACTCTAATTCTACATTGCTCTGGATCTCTGACAAATTTTTGTATTGTTTCTTTTTTTATCGTAGGAAGTTTATTCTGTAGTTTTCTTTCTAATTCGGTTAGTCGTCCATTATTTTTAGGATCATAGGCACTAAAACGTTGGTTAAAGTTTTTAGACTCTCCAACATATAGAATTCCAAATTTATTTTTTTGAAATTTTTTATTTATATCTTTAAACCAGTAAACGGTTCCTGGAACATCCTCACCATATTTTTTTAATGGTAAATAGTTTCTTAATTTATGCTTTTTTGCTTTAAGAATATTTAATTCTTCTTGTTTTTTCTTGTCTACTTCAGCTTGTTCTACTAAACGTTTTTCAGCTTCCTTTTTCTCTTTTATTTTTACCCTAACTCTTTTTCGAAAAAAATCTTTCAAATTTTTACACTCTCTAGGATCAACATCATATTGCCAATAATCATCGTCATCATGGTAATGATTTGATAGAGTTTCTTCATCAAACACTTCATCCCAAAGCTCCTCTATTTCTTTCCAAAAACAATAGGTGCCTCTATAACTATCATCATCTTCATCTAAAAGATATTTATGCACTTTATCAAAGCATTTATGAATTTTTGTTTTATGATATTTTAAATATAATTTTTCTAATAAATTATCTGCTAAATACCATGGCAATTTTGTTTGAACATGATCCACATTAGGATCACGCCAATAACCACTATCTTTAGAGTTTCTAAATCTAGCTGCTTGTAATAAGTTTTGTAAATGTTTAGATCTAACTAAACCATTTTGAACAGCAATAGATTCCATTTCATCTATATGAACTCGTGCCTCCATAAGTGACTCCTGTATTCCTCCACTAATGCGTTCAGGATCAATGTGTTTTTTGGTTGCTAGGTCTACAGTCTCATCATTTATTTCATCTAAAAAACCTTGAACGCGTTCAAACATTCCTTTTTTGTCCTCATTGTAATGTTCCATTTCAAATTTATCTATTTCAAAAGCAACTTTTCTTAATATGTCATCTTTCATTAGAACACATCCTTCGGTTTTAATTCTTTTTGAGGATATTCTTCTTCTTTTTT